ATTGCTTACAGCCTTAAATTGAAAAAGCCATCACTGAAAATTTTCTACTCAGAGAAAGATATTTCAATGATGGCTTAAGCAGAATTCGGGTTACTGTAAGCCGAAGATGACTTTATCCACCAACACGACTGGGGTTTATAGGTTCTTGAACCGTTCGATTCTATATTTTTCCCGCTGCTTTTAACGCGTTGTAGCTAGGAAGATAACGTTTTGGATTAACGATACATAGCTGCTGAAAAACGGATGAAACCCCTTCCCCCCGCGACAACATTGCTTCATCACGATTCTCATAGTAATACCTGATAATATTCATTACTTGTTTCTCTTTTAGCATCAATTTTTTTCCTTGATTTACAGCATCTTCCTTTTGAGCTTTATATACCGGGCTTTCAGCCGAGTAACTTCCTGTTTGTAACAGGACCTCTTCTGCGAGGGTGGACGGATCTATATAGTTAAGCCCTGCACTCGCGGCATACTGCTGTAATATAGACTGGGACATACACATAGCGGATATCTTTTCTTGCCGAGAAGTGTCACTGTTTTTTGCCCCGGCGCTAAACACGCAGGCAAACAAAGCTCCTGCGACAATAATATTTGATGTTAGATTTCTATACATATTTTTACTCTGGACTGTTGGTTTTCGAACCACCAGATTCAACACCACCATGCACATGTGATGAAAGTTTAACCCCATTTCTTGTAATTTCGCCCTTCGCTGTTACGGTACTGCCGAATATTGCATTTCCACCGTTACCGCCACCACCTTGAATAACCGCACCATTTAATATAATAGATGGTGAGTTCATTGTGATTGAATTTGATGAAGTCATTTCCGTTGTCGGAGCGACTACGTTAATTTTATTCGGTGAAACAATATTTACCTGATTATCTACGAATTCAACATATTGTTGTGGTTCTGCATTTAAAACGCCCCCCAGGTAAATTGCATCTGAATAATTGTGCGTTCTTTTTGAGCCCGGCAACGTCGGCGCTTTTGTTGCTCTGACGCTGCTAATGTCACGATCACAGATAGCAATTAAACCAATATCACCAACCACTGGATTCATAATGACAGCACTGTTACCACGCTGAAGGCGAAATACTGGAACATTATAGATTATTCCATTCTCGATTTTTCTCCCTGTTCCCGTCATATTATGCACCATCGGCTTTACATCTACGGTTTTCCCGTTCGATTTAATAATAAGACCCACTGACGTTAGCTTTATCCACTTACGAGTCATCTCCCCTGCAATAGTGCCGACCATTTTCCGATATTCGGGTAATTGTGACAGTTGGGCCAGATAAGGATAACCGGGGAAACCCACATCTCCCGATATACCACCTGTACCCGTCATATATTCATAAGGTGTAGAATCCATTGCCATTAATGCGGATAACTGTTCAGTAGGAACAACACCGGGAGGGGGCCTGTATGGTTCAACAGGCCGAGCTACTTTTCTCTCTGTTATCGATCCGAAAGTATCCGGATGTATGTTCATTGGCTGAGGTGATGCTTGATCAATATCCTGTTCAACTGGCAAAGCCTCCGCTTTCTTTTTATGTCTGAATCTGAAAAACATTAAATTCGCCCCAACAGATTTTTAGATATACGAAGTGGGTTGTTTTTGCCTGTGATATAACCATCCAGAGAATAACGTACCGCATCCCATAAATGGTTATGTTTGTCGAGCACCACCGGCAGGACTTCACCGGTCAGTCGGTCAGTCTTGTATGAATAGAGTCTTGCCTCATCAATCATGTGCTTACAGCGTTCATGAATAATGATTTCTTCAAACCCTTTTAGGTAAGTGATCCCATCCTCAACGCTCCCCGGCCATTTTGTGGCACCATCGATAACGAACCCCTGGCGTGATAAGTAACTGATAGTTTCCGGTCGGCTACTGTCCCCATGAATGGGCCATTTACGAGAAAGCGGCACCGAATCATAGAACTGGGGCATTTCATCTAATTCAACGCCTACCCCATAGGCTTCATATTCGATATATAGTTTGGTACCAATAATGAAGCAGCGAACCAGTGTGGACGGGTCATTAGCGAAACCAAAGTCAGCTCCATAGAAAAGCCGGTCGACTTCTAGCCATAGCTCATCAGAAAATGCTTCAACCCGGTATTTTCCAGAGAAAATAACCGCTTCACTGAGTGCTTTTGGTAATCCAAGCCAAATATGCTCATACGCTTCATAGTCGATGCGTTTGCAATATTCCATTTCCTGCCGGAGTACGTCAGGAAAAAAGGCATTATCACAATAGTTAACTTTTCGAATAATAACGCCGCCGTCAGGGGGATCTTCATGATGCCGGGTCATCAGTTTACATGTCGGGTCTTCCTCTTCTCTGGGGTTGAAAGATACCCAGACTTCGGATTTATTAGCACGAACTGTCGGACCAAGAATATCCCAACTATCTTGTGAAACAGTCTGGGCCTCTTCAACCCAACAGATCTTAATGCCATGCATCGACTTGATGCTTTGAATGTTGTTTCGAAGACCTTTAAACGTGAAACGAGTGCTATTCCGACCTTCAATCTCGTTGTTTTTGACCTTATAGAAGTGGGACAGTCCAAGATCAATGATTTGTGCCTCAAGCAGGGCAAGAACAGAATCATTGATTGAGTTCTGGAATTCACGGGCACAGAGAATCGTCATTGGTTCTATAGCACCCAACAATACCAGTGCACGAGCGATCTCTACCGATTTGCCACCACCACGCCCGCCATACGTCCAACGCCAGCGAACAGAACCTAATGCTCGGTCATATAAAACTTCTGTCGCCCAGTCACTACTAAAAGCGTACATAACACCATCTATGATGACTGGGCTACCTGTTTTCCCTCGCGCAATTTCTCCATGTGAGAAGCCCAGACATCAGCAGGACAATTGGCGGGAGTGACAATACAGACTTTGCCATAACTCAGGCCAGCGAGATCAACATTGACCTCAGTTTTATTGCTGCTCATGTCGATACCGGTAAGTTGCGCGGCATTTTTAATATTTGGGGCAACCTGCCCGAACTTCTTATCTGCTAACGCTTCCTTCCCAGCACGAAACGACAATTCAGCCAGGTGTCCAGCATTGAATGAAACAAGCAACGCCGCTTCGTTTCTCAGTTCTCGAATGCGGGCTTTTATTTCCGGTCTGCGTATCAATATGGATGATTGAGAATCAGCACGGGCTGGAGAGTAACCCGCACAAATTGCCGCCTCTTTCATCGGCATACCCGCCGCTATGTTTTGAGCAAACTGTTCGTATTGCGGCTTTAGAATCCCTGCGGTTCCTTGCGAACTCTCTGCGAACTTTTCAGACTCCAAGATATTACTGGTGTTACTTGCTACCTGACTTTCCGCTTGGTTCGCATCAGGTTCGCACTGCGTACTTTCAACAATAGTGCGAACCCATTCCTCAGTCTTTGCCCTCTTGCGGATTGCGGCATCACTAATACCGTGTTGTTTGGCAATCTCCCTGATTGAGAGAAAGCCGGAACGGTAATCACGCTCTATTCCCTCCCAGTCAGTATTTTTTGCCATTTCTTTCCCTTAAAATATAAAAACCACCGTGGAAGGTGGTCAACATGCAATATTTATTCAATAACAAATAATCATCATTCAGTTATTGCTTAATTCGGCTTTCCGTCTGATATTTACCATTCGAACATAAAAATCATGCATAGATTTATAGTTTTCTTCACGTTTATCAATAGCCTCAAAAGGCTTAAGCCACTCATCAACCTGAGATTTGCACGTAATAAAAGCATCATCCACTAACTTTTCAGGCAGTATGTCTGCTGATAATTTAGGAAGGACATAATCATTTAGACATGTTGTCATAGGATCTACGTATTGGGTTTCCGAGTACCCGATACAAGGTAAAATAAAAACAATCAGCAATCCGATAAGTTTTACGCAATTGAATATTTTTAACATCACTTCCTCCTTGCATAGGAGGATTATACATCAGCATTATCACTAGTACGCGATAGGAACAGGCGGTAGCATGAGTTGTCAGTATTAACGTAACTGTTTAAAAGATGAAATTATCATTCTTAGCTTTAATTTCATTAAGTGACTTGTCTCAACTTCTTTCATGTTAAAAATAGGTAGTTTTATCTTTCCATGAACAAAAACACTCTCAAGGAGTCTGTAATGAGTTTTAAATCAACCATCGAAAAGATAGATGATTCACTAAAAAAACTACCTCAGCAAGCTGACAACTTCAGCGCACTTATGTCTAAGCTTGCAAGTTACACAGTAGTAAATGGTTTGATCTATTTTTTTGCCACAAGAGTTAGTTGCAAATATTCCACTCACGAAGCAGCAATAGGCGGCATCTTAAGTATTATTATCACTCTCTTGTTTGCAATTTTTTTCTTCGATGCTTGTGCGAATCACCTACCATTAAAAACTGTGAGTACTAAAAGCAAATCTATATTTATAAGACTCTCTCTATATATAATTTGCGTTATTGTCGGTATGTTACTCAGTTGGCTGTATATCGCCGCAATCTACCTTCCACTAATAAATATTCCTTCATATCCATTAATATGTCAGATATAGATAGCTTTACTTGAAAAACCTTAGATCAACGGAGTTGGCCGCAAATATTGTAAATGTAAATTATTATATTTAACAAAAACTTCGTTGAACCATTTCCAACCTGGAAACAGTTGGAATCAGAACTTTCTACTTTTCAGTTTAATAAATCCCAGGCATTTTAAATACCGTGGTGGATTGAATAATTACTATCGAGTACTCTGTCAGTAGAATGCTCTGAATTAGTTACTAGTCTTCATCTGCTGATGAAATGCCATCTTCATCAAACTAGCCTTCAGCCACACAACCATTTGAGGCTCTATAACTAATCAAATAGTTATTGATGTGATTTATATACTCAGCGCGACCTTTGACTCCACCTACTTCAATGCTGATATTGATTTTGATAGCTTGATTTAGATTATATCTAAACATTGGATTTTCTCCTGTTTCTGATAATAAAAAAACCTCTGACTATCCAGAAGCTCATTAACATTAAGTTTTAAGCTTTTTCTTGCGTTCTTACTTTTGGTTTCTCAGCTTAATATTTACTCACCAAAACGACTCCTTGAAATCAGAGAGTCCTATAACATGCTGATATAAAAAACCACCACAGATGTGATGGATTGGGGTGCTGATTTTTTAGAGTTATTTACTGGCTATTATGTACCGGAGGAATAACCATTCATTAAGATTGATTAACCTTTTTCTTAGAGTTTGTCCTGTATAATGTTTGAGTAATCTGCGAGGTAAAATAATCTTCATCCAGAAAACACAATAGCCTCTTAATGTGTTTTTTCTCTTGTGGCATTGCAATTTTCCTTTTGCCATTATCTTCGTGTATAACTAAATCAAAAACCACTCCATTTTCATTAGCTGCTGCTAATAAAGCATCCACAGTATAATTCTCTAAGACTCTTGATTTATTTATTAATGATACTTTCTTTCTTATTACTGTATCAGCAAGACTTATAAGGTCAAAATTATCTGAAATATGGAAATGATCATGATTAGAAAACTCTCTTAAATCATCATCAGTGGCCTCTTTAAAATACCCATCAACATCGAATATTCGCCTCAACATATGAAAACTTTTAAATTTTAATTTATTACCCTCAAGTATTGCGGTTAGCTTATTATCGATAACCAAACCATCAGAATCAGATAGCTTAAAGGTATTTTTGTCTTGAAGTATACTATGAAACAATGTTTTTTTATTATCTATTATTTGCCTTTTATCAAAACATTGAAGATAAGCTTTTATATTATCTTCTGTTTCAGATGAAGTAATTTCACCAGAAAACAGAGCCTTTATATTAAAAATAGATATCTCCTGCGGACTCCACTCTTGAATGGAGGTAGGCGCCTGAATTGCATCAAGAACACCTATAACTGTCATTCCGCACCGTATTTCTGATTTAAAAATAGTGTGATCTTACACAGGTTTTTTGTATTGATGACATCGGTGGGGTTGACGGTAATCGCCA